CGGGCGGTAACACAACGGTAGAGGTCTTTCCGGGCTACTCCTGTGCTATCCGTCCACGAGCGTAGCCAAAGGTCGCCCACGTCGTAAGGGCCGTAAGGCTGTGCTACGAATACTTGCCGCTTGCGGTCTGCGGTGTCCTGTGCTTTGCTTGCGGCTTCGTATGCGTCTATTGCCTTTTGGTCTTCTATTTTCGCCCACGAATAGACATATACCGTGCCGAGGCTTGTACTTGTTGAAACGGCAATACGCCTATAATACTTTAATTCCTTGGTAGAGGTATTATACCAATAGTCGCCAACGTGCTTTAACTTCTCCGCTGTTGTCGTCCACGCCGTAGCCGGGTCGGTTGTCTGGAACCAGCTCTCTATCTTTCCGTCTATTTGGTCGTTTATATCGCTGACGGTTGGAAGAAAATTATTATTTATGAAGTTCGTTAGCCCGCTGTCGTCGGTGTACTTGCTCGCCTTCTCCCAATCGCCGGAATTATAAGCCCCGGTTAGTCGCTCACGTTTGCATCGTAGGATGTCGCCCGTGTTGCCTTGTACCCAAAGGTCGCCAACGTGGTAAGGCGTGTAAGGGGTAGATACGAATATTTTAGCCTTGTCGTTGGCTGCGTCGAGTGCGTCCTGTGCCAACGCTAACGCTTGGGCTAATTCCGTGTCTTCAAGTTCTTGCCACTTGTAAACATCGCGGGGCTTCCCGGTGCCGCTTGCTTCGGTAGTTTTGATGTATCGCCAAACCTTGCCCGTTTCCGTGTTATAGTATAGGTCGCCGAGGTGGTTGTCTTGCTCCTTTGTTCCGGCGGCTATCCAATCCTTTGTAGGTTCGGTGGTGTCCGACGGGTCGGACTGATAAAACCATTGTTCTATCACGCCGTCTAACTGCGCTTGAAGTTCGCCCAATACCCCCGGAAGGGTGTTGTTTATATAGTCCTTCAGCTCGTCGGTCTTTTCCTGTACGTCGGCAATGTCATAATAGTTGCCGTCGCTGCCTACGAAGCGAATAACGCCGCCTATCTCGTCGTTATCCAAATCGAAGTAGCACTTACCGCCGCCGCTGCTCTCAATTCGTCCGGTACGAAGGAAACGCCCGTTTATTGTGGAACTGCCGTAAGTAAGGCTTACCAATCGGCCGGGGTTCTTGCCGCCCGCGTCGGTTACGACGCTGTTAAGCACTCCGACGAGGAAGTTATAGTACCCTGCTTCCTGTTCTACGGTTATAGCACTTTCCGAAAGGATAATAGTACCGTCCCCCGCTGCTGTGGAACAACGGGCGTAAATGTAATAGGCTGTTGCGGGTTTAAGGTTGGTATAGGTCGCCGTAGTCAGTACCCACTGCCTAATATTTTCTTCTATGGCGTAATGGGCCAACCGGCCGCCGGAAATGTATAGCGCGTTTGGATCCTTGTTGTAGTTCGGTTGGAAGGTTACGTTTAACAGCGTGAACTGCGTAGACTTCGCGCCAACGCTTAACATCTGCGTTTCAATGGAAAGGGGCTTTATTTTCTCGCTGTAATAGTCGCCTTCCGGGTCGAATACCATGTTTAACAACTCTTGCGTAGCCATCCAACGTCGCCGCGCCCTTGTGGGGTCGGCTAACTTGTTGATGTTTATCACGTCGTTAATGTCGTCTATCTCGTTCAATACGCGGACGGTAGTAGACTTCGTAACGGTGTCGCTCAGGGTTATTTCGTAGGTATGCCGCTTCAATAGGTTGCGTTCTATCCTCACTATGCGGACAGCCTTGTTAATGCCTAATTCTTCGTCCTTGACGTTAATGTAGTCGCCAACGTGGAAAATTTCGGCTTCCACCTCTTGCCCGAAGGTCTTTATAAGGAAGTCTTCGGAAAGGGTAAGTTTATAACTTACTTGGGGCTGTGTCATGGCCGGGAAGTCCTTCTTTGCGGCTTCCGCTAACTTGTTTTCGGCGGCGGTAATATAACTTTCGGGCAGTTGTATCTCGGTAATTATATACTTGTCGCCTTTGGAAATTTGGAACGCGCCGGACGTGGCGGAAGGGAATACCATACCATTTTCGTCCGTGAAGCGGTTAAGTATGAAGGTTCGGGTAGCGTGGTCGTACTTGTGTACATCAAATTCGTAGCCCGCTAACTGCCCGGTTTGGAATTTGATTTTTGCCGCCACTCCGTCCAATAGATAACGGGTACTTCCGTCCGGCTTTTTGGCGTTCAAGTCGAACATAGCGTTATCCCCGGCGGTGGTGTCGGAAAAGGTTATTTCGTCCGGGCCTATGGCTGTAACCTCGCCGACGCGCTCCGGCTTGATGTCGTAAACTTTTTCGTTTTCCTTTACGCCGTATTGGGCTATTGCCTTCGCGTCCTCTAAGAAGGAAGTAAGGCGGTCGGTGTTGGGAAGGCACAGCCGGGTATGGCCGTAGTTTTGTCCGAGGTTATCCTGTCCGCCGTAAACGAAAAGGCGGGTAGTTAGTCCGGCATTGTTCACGTTGGTACGTTTAAGGCTATACAAGCCTTTGCCACGTCCGTAACGAAGCGTAAAGGCGTGGGTAACGCCCGCCTTCTCCTTGATGTTAATCGTGTTGAAGCCGTTGCCGGGTGTTATCTCAAATTCTACGTTCCATTCGCTACAAATGTCTTGAAGCACTTGTAGGCAGTTACGGCTTGACGTGGTTAGGTTCTTGTAGTCGGTCGTTCCTTCTGCCGGGCAGCTCCCTAAACGCCACTTGTTAGGCTGTACGCGGTTGGCGTTCCACACCAATACGCGCAAATGCCCATATAGGTCGCTGTAATAGGTATCGCCGTAAGCGTCCGGCGGTAACTTATATTGCGCGTCTATCAGCCCGTATTGTAGCCCTTCAAAGGTTATGTCGTATTCGTAGCGGCGTAGTCCGTTCTTACCCGGTTCGGGTAATTGGTTAGCCGTATAGGTACGCCCGTAGACTTTTATACGGTCGCCAATATCGACGGGAAGGGGTACGGCTGACGAAACGGTAACTGTAACAACGTCGTCGGAAAGTAAGGCGGTTTTTTGGGTCGCCTTACTGATTCCGCTGACGTTCTTACGGCTGAAAAGCGGGGTTTCGCTTCCGTCGGAATGGGTAATTATAATCTGTTCCATACGATGATGCCGTTGGTAGAAAAGTCGGTTATTTCCTCAATAACCCCGGCAATTACGACGTAGTAAACGCCATTTTCGGCGTAGGTATGCTTCAACGCCTTCGCGCCTGTGAAGTCGCCGTAAACGTCTTCGGTTACGGTGCCGTCGCCCCAATAGACGTTAACAACTTTGTCGGTCTTGAGGGATATGCTTACTTCGCGGCTTGCGTCGTTTATAGGTTGGTGGCGAACTACACGCTTCACGGGGTCGGGTTCCTTTAATTTTAGGCTGAAATTGCCTATCATCTTGTCGTCGTGCCAACGCTTGTTAAAGGCTATGCCGTCCGGGGCGTAGACTTCGTAAAGTAGCGGCTTTGTCGGGTGGATGCTTATCATAAGCCGCGCCGTTCCGTCCTCGCGTAGAATTTCGAAAAGTCGGTTTACCCTCTCCACGAAGTCAATTTTACCCGAAGCCTTCAACCAACAATTAAGCGTTATTTCGCGTTCCTCGTAACGCTTGTTTGCGAGGTCTACTACTTTGCCGTGGTAGTCGGGCCAATCAACTGAGGCGGCCTGCTTCAACTTCGGAAGGTCGGTTACGCCGTTGGAACTCTCTACCCTTATACCCATTTCGCGGAAGTTTACGCCGTTAAGGTAGTATTCAAGTTGCGAAACGCTGTTAAGGCTTCCGGCTATATCGTCGTCGGATAGGGCTACATTGTAAACCTTCACTTCGTCCAAATCGGCGTAGCCGTATTCCGTTCCATAGACATCTTGAATAATGGCTATTCCTGTAAGCGCGGCGGGTAGCGTAACACTGCTAACGCGCTGCGTGTCTAAGTAAAGGGTTACGGTGTTCCCGGCCTTCTTTATGGTAAGGAAGCCCCAACTATCGGGGTTTACGTCTATCCAAATTTCGCGGCTTCCTTCCAATAGCGCGGTATTACAAAAAAGCCCGATTCGCTTTCCTGTAACTCCGTCGGCGTATTTGTTCGCCTTGACCCACGCTAAAATAGTGAAGTTCCCGGTTAAGGGTATGACGTTAGCCGGAACTTCGGCGTAGCCTTCGCCGGGGAAGCGTAGGCAGTTGCCCTGTTTGCCTACGACAAAGGGACAGCCTACTATTTCCGCGTCGTGGCGGTTGGCGGCGAAGTCATAGGCTACGGTTGAACCGTCCGCTTCGTCGAAGGGAAGGTTAAGTATAAGGTTTTGCTCTAATGCCATGTTACTTGCGTTTATCGGTTGTTTTTATTCTCGCTTGCTCCGTGGCCTGGGTTTGGCACTCTCCGCCGTGAAGGATGACGCTTACCCGTGCGTTGTCGCTTGCTGTTATGTTGACCTTTGCCGCGCCGTCTATGCTGACGACGACAAAGGCGTTATTTCTTGCCGTGATGGTTATCTCGCTGTTGTCACGCGCCCACACTTGGCCGGCATCAAAGTTACCGTATTCAACCGTCCCGGCGGCGTTGTCGAAGGCTATAACACTTCTTGGACTTTTCGCCGCTATTAGGTCGTCGGCGCAAAACACACCGAAGCGGGCGCGTATGTCGGAGAACTCGGCGCGAAGTTCCGGCGAAGGGTAGTTATTTTCGGAGCAGAAGTCCTGACCCTTGACGAAAAGGGTTATAAGGCGTTCTTTGGAAGAAGCCTTTAATATGAAGTCGTACCACTCCGAACAAATACCCGCCGCCTTCGCTTCGGCTGCTAATCGTTGTTTAAGTTCTTGTAGTTGCATTTTGCT